ATCTACCGTTCTTCCTAAAACCTGGCTGTATTTCAAATAACGTAATGTCAATGAAATTTGATAATGGTTGCCGATTAATTGGCCGTACTACAACTAAAAATACAGGTATTGGTTTTACAATTCACGTATTATACATTGATGAGTTTGCGCATATTAATCCATCTTATTTGGACTTTTTTTATCGAGCAATTTATCCTACAATTTCAGCCTCATCTAATTCAAAGATTATAATAACGTCCACGCCAAATGGTATGAACCGCTTCTATGATATTTACATGGATGCAATGAATGGTGCAAATACCTATGTTCCATTAAGAGTAGATTGGTGGCAAGTTCCAGGCCGTGATGATGAATGGAAGCAATCAACCATTGCAAACTTAGGTTCAGAAGAAGACTTTAATCAGGAATATGGATTACAATTCTTTTCATCAGATAAGTTACTGTTACCATCTAAAGATCTTAAGAAAATATTTAACCTACGCACATCATACGTCATCCCAGAGTGGGCTCAAAGCCCAGACCATTTAGCAATATTAGATGGCTTTACGGTTCACCCAAACCTTGCCAAATTAACACCAGATGATATTAAAAACGATGGTAATAATTATATTTTTGCAATTGATACCGCCGATGGATTAGGTAGAGATTATTCAGTAATTAATATTTTTAAATTAGCGGCACTTCCATTAAAAATGTTAGATCAAGTAAAAGACTTTATTAAAAATGAAGGCGATATTTTTACACTAGTGCAAGTTGCAACGTTTAGATCAAACCGAAAAGATATTAACGAATATTGTAATACTTTAGAACATTTGTTGTATAATATCTTTAATCCTGAAAAAGTTAAACTTTTAATTGAGCTTAACCATAAGGGCGAATGGGTAATGGATAAGCTAACACAAAATGAGGATTTTTGGCCAGGTCAAGTAATTCACTCAAAACATACAACAACCTCAGTGAATTGGAAACCTGGATTAAAAATGACAGAGACCAATAAAACTAAATATTGCGAGCGATTTAAGTATTTAGCTGCCGTAAATAAAATTTTACCAAATGAACATAAAACAGTTCATGAACTTGGTGCATTTGGTAGATCAAGTAATGGTAATTATCGAAGCCAAAGTGGTAATGATGATTTAGCAATCACATGTGTTGAAACTGCTGCCTTCTTTGAATCACCAAACTTTTGGGAATTAGTAAATGAAGAACTTGATCGATTGCCTAAAGACTATTTGTCAAAAGTATATTCATTATATTTAGGAGAAGCCTATCTTGGAAATTCATCAGGTTATGATCACTCTGCTCTAAGGGAATTAAATACAACTGCCGAAATTAAAAAACCTGGCAAAATGGTTAATGTATTTGATGAAATGACCCTAGCACAAATAAAAAGAACCCGTGAAACCTTTTACGGAAATAATTCAAAGTCAGGCTATGAAACATGATGATTTTTTAAAATTCGACTATGGCACTAACAAAAAACAAATTTTTGATATATTAGTTGCCCAAATAGATGTAGCCATTTCAGAAAAAAGGGCCCATATCTATATTAAAAAACTAAAAATAGTCGATGATGAACTTGACATTATTGCCGAAAATAAAGATTGGCCAGAGTGCTTAACTAAAGCACTTGCGTTTTACAAGCAAATTGAAGATTATGAATCTTGTTCAAAATGTCAAAAATTATTAGACAAGATTAATCGTAAACCTAAAAAAAGAACCACTAAGTCTAATGGCTGAAAAACCACAATCAAAGAGAAAGTCTCAATCATTTAAACCTGAATTAACTGAAAAGGAATTAAGGCAAATTAGCCTAAAACCCTCACAGGCTGATTATTTACAAAAGATTATGGCTAGCGATATAACTTTATGTTATGGACCGGCTGGAACAAGTAAAACATTTACTGCATGTTTAGCTGCACTAAAACTTTACCTAGGTGGAAAAATTAAAAAAATTATCTTATCTAAACCTATTCAGGAGTCTGGAGAGAAGCTTGGATTCCTACCTGGAGAAATAAAGGATAAAATTGATCCATTTATGGAAAGTTATCGATCAAATTTGGTAAAATTATTAAATGACCCTAATAATGTTGGTTGGTTAGAAACTGCTGGCGTTATTGAATTTAGACCTCTTGCTTATATGAGAGGTGCAACATTTGATAATTGCTTAATGATTTTAGATGAAGCTCAAAATGCTGACTTTAAACAGTTAATGCTATTCATTACTAGGATGGGTAAAGATTCTAAGGTATTAATATGTGGAGATGTAAGCCAATACGATATAGCAAAGAGTAAAGTAGCTTTACCTGATTTTATTGAATTGCTTAGTGGAATTAATGGTTTAAGTGTGCATACCTTTAAAGACGAAGATATTGTGAGAAATAAAATATTAATCCAAATAACCGAAAGATATGATAAATGGAAATCGGTTAATCCAAACAAATACACCAACTAAACCAATTAAATGAGCGCATACGATCTACTAAACAAGCAATTAAATAACGAAATGCAAAGCCTTGCTGAACTTATTAAGTCAGGCAAATATACAGAAAAAGATCGAAACCGACTAGCCTCAATCATGTATCCAAAATTAAAATATTTTATTTGGAAATTTTTTAATGACGCAGATGAAACTGACGAGGTATTACATAATACTCTGTTTAAAATATTTAAAGGACTTGCATCGTATAGTGATAATTATCGATTTACCACTTGGATTTATACAATTGCAAAAAATGAGGCCCTGCTTCATCAACATAAATTAAAGCAGCAATATGCAATAAGTTTAGATAATTTAACCAAGCCATTAAATATACCAGACACTTCAGCAGATACCTTTGAAAAAGAAGTATATTTTGATGATTTATATAATATGACCAGGTTTGAAATCAATGATTTGCCTGACTGTATTGAAAAATCAATATTAATTGATAAAGAACTACATCATATGCGAGGTAATGAGATTGCTGAGAAATATGAAATGAATTTGAATACAGTTAAAACCAAAATCAGAAAAGCTCGTAAAATGTTAAAAGAGGCCGTGTTGACTAAAAATCCTCACATGGTTGATAAACTAGGAGAATATTTTTAATTATGAAATTATTTAATTATTTAAACCCAATTGCTGCATTTAGCTCAGCTAAACTAATTGTAAAGGATATTAGTAATTATCTTTTTTACCGAAAGAAAATAACTGGCTTGGAAGAGTCGGGTTTTATTAAAGGCATTAAGATGAGAGCTGATTTACTGAAGCGTGTATATTATGTTATTAACTTAGAACCGGAAACCCTATTGGCAACTGGCGATTTAATGGATTTGGAAAAAAGTAGAGTATTTGACTCAGTTGCTAAATTTCAAAATAAATTTGCAGACTTAAATCTTACTGAAATAGTTGATATTTCAACCAAGCGGATTAAATCTGCTGATTATTATGCCTATTTGGTTTGGGTAAAGTGCAAATTCTTCTCAGAAAGGTCAGATTTCTTTAGAGTTATTGTATTTAGTATTGCTTTATATTATGCAATTAGCACCGGGTTGTGGATTTATCACAATAATACTGATGTGCAACTATGGATAACAAATAAACTAACTACAAAGTAAATAAATAACCAAAAAGATATTTTAACCATGAATTTTATTAAACTTCATTTTGAAAAATTTGTGTTGGCATTTATGCTAATTGTATTTCTTCAACAGTGTAATAATTCTAGTCGACTTTCTAAAATTGAAAAACAGGACAAAATTACAAATGCACAATTAGATTCACTGTGTACTACTAAAGAACTTAATAAGTACCTTGAAATTGAAGGATTAAAAGCTGAAAAGCGCATGATCCAATCCACTGATCGTAAAATCTTTGATGTTAACCGTCAATCTGAAATTGATTTACAAATTAAAAAATTAGAATCTTCTAAGTAATGAGTAAAAAAGCAGTTAGTTATTTTATAATAGGTACGTTTGTTACTTTATATTTACTAGTTTCAATAATTTCAACAATTCACGTTATTGATTTCTTTAGCCTGTCTAATCCTCAATGGCTAGCAATAAGTTTAGCAATTGCATTTGAGGTTGGAGCAGCAGCTTCACTTGCCTCACTTATTACTCTTGATAAAATGAATAAAGGTATTGTTTGGATGCTATTTCTTTTATTGACTGCAATGCAGGCAATGGGAAATACTTACTATACATACGTTCACTTAACTAATTTCCAAGGCTGGATAGAATTATTTGGCCTAGTAGATGAAGAATTAATCTATCAAAAGCGTGTTCTTTCTATAGTAAGCGGTGCAATTTTACCAATTGTTGCACTTGGATTTATTAAATCACTGGTTGACTATATTAAACCTGATAATAAAGTAGGTGAGATAGTTAATCCTCAAATAACTGATGCAGTTACTCAAGTAGTTAAAGAAAATCAAGATATTATAGCTGAACCAATAGTTGAAATTACAACTCAACCAGTTGAACCTTCGTATCTTTCTAAAATCAGTATTGAAATGCCGGATGTTAAACCTGCTGAAATTAATGAACCTGACATAAATGAGGTTTCTAAAACAGCGGTTGATGTTCAAGAAATTGCTGACAAACCTAAGGTAGATAATAATATACAAAGAGAACGCAAAATAGACAAAGAATTAGCTAGAGGCAGTAACCCAGGTTCTGGTAAAATAATGTTTAATGATCGTCCTTAAAAAAGTCTACTATGAATGGCATATATTAATTTTCAAGATGATCCAATTGCAAAAAGGTTTAATAATTCTTTTGCAAACCTATGTGCTGGGGATCCAACTAAAAAGGTCTTAAAGTTATTAGACAAATGTTTTAATATCTATAATAAAGGCCAATCTGAAGCAAGTTTTTGTAATCTAAAGGACTTTCTTTATCCAGTTGATAGTTATCAACTGATTAATTTTGAAGTTTGTGCAGGTGATACTTTATCAATATTTGATAATGATTTAGACCTTCACATTAGTGCAGTTATTCCAGGAGATCCAGTTCCAGCTCACCCAGGTGATTTTATTTCAGTTGAGTTAGATTAGCCGTTTGGGTTAACCACTGAATATATTCCTCATGCTGGTACAAGTTTATCTCCAGAATATTATATTTTAACAAATGATAAGAACTATAGCCGCGGCTGTTTATTGTATATTGAGTATCCAAAGACTGATAAAATGGGAGAAACTATTCTGCCAGCAAACATGTCAAGCCAAATATTATTAGGTGCTTTTAATAATGGAGTAACCAGCACCATTACTTTACCGGTTTCTCAATTTGCTTCTCATTTTAGTAACCCTGAGACGCTTAACGCAAATAACCTAATAAATAAGATAGAGATAACTAACCCTAATCCTAATTTCAGTATTAAGGTATCAGGTTTAATAGTCTATGTAAAAAGTAATAACGATCCAAACGATTGTGCTTGCTAAAAATATTAAAACCAAATGAACAATACTATTGCTAAAATTTTAAAAACCCACACTGATTCAGATAATGGAACTGATTATACGCCAATCTTTGTTAATCAAAGCGCTAGAACTATTAACTCTGGCGATACTGGTGTAGGATATTTTACTGATACTTTTTTTGGAATTCATAATCCAAGTTCATCAGCTATTTCAATAACCGTAAAGACTGCGGCTCAGGGAATCACTGGAGATGGAGTAGAGGTTAGAATTAATGCAGGCGAAACATTCTATGTAGTAATCTCAAAAATAACAGTTGGGTCAGGAGTTACAGTTGTTTTACTTGGAACTTCTACTGGAATTAATCGATAATGGTACCAGTATTAACATTCGGTCAAAGACAGCAAGCAATGAAAGGTTTGCCTTTTTATGGAAGAGGCGACTTTAGTTTTGTGTCAAACCGTAGTGGTTTTACAAACGGTATATCAGTTCATCTTTTACCTCTATCCGATCTTTCATTACCTCAACAAATTGAAGTTGATGATTTTGATCAAGAGATAAAGAAACTTAATAATTTATTTAAAAAAGGCTCAAGACTTGGTGGTATAGTTGTTAACTCAACTTTTAAAAATGCTAAAGGCAATCCTGATAGTATTATTGGAAAATTTGATAGTTTTAAAATTGATACTAAGCACAAAACAATTAGAGCATTCATTAGAGATACAAATTCAATGAAACTAGTTGAAGTTTACCCAGAGACTCTATCTAAACTAAATGAGTCCAATTCACATCTAGCAAAAACCTTTCTAGGGTTTTTGATATAATTTAATAAACAAAGTATTTAATGGCAAAAGACACTAACACTCCTATTGCGGAGGATGAAGCATTGGCCTTTTTAGAAAAGGAAGATGCAAAGTATGGCAAAAATACAAATAAGCCAAATGATCCAGTTTCTCCAATAAGCAGCTTAGGTCAAGCAATTTCAGTTCAACCTATTTCAACTGTTTCTGGAGCAAATGATAATTATTGGAAGAATATTCCATTAGAGAATTTACCATCAAGGGGTATGTTCTATGCAGAAGGCTCAGAATTAACAATTAGAGCAGCAACCGTTTCTGAAATTAGACACTGGTCTACTATTGATGAATCTGACGTATTAGATATTGATGATAAGTTAAATTTTATTATTGAAAAATGTACACGATTTAAAATTAAAGGTGGTCAGTCTTGGTTAACTTGGCGAGATATTGCTGAAGTAGATCGTCTTTATATTATTTTTATAATTCATGAAATTACTTTCCCCGAAGGCCAAAATGAACTTTCCACAAAAATGGAGTGTACTCAAACCTGTGCAGAAGATGGAGGTTGGTCAGATGATATTAAAGTTAGAAGTAGCATGTTACAATTATTTGATATGCCTGAAGAAATTAATCAATGGTATTCTGCACAATACCGCTGCTTTGAAGTAGTTTCTCCAAAGTTAAATGAGACCTTTTATTTGTATATGCCAACTCTTGGTGTAATTGAAAGACTTCGTAAACGAATTTCTGAAGCAAAATCGCAAAGTAAGACAATTGATAAATCATTTATTAAAATTGCTCCATATTTAGTACAAGACTGGTCAAAATTCGGTCAACCTGAATATGCAGCAAGTCAATCTGAAACTTTTAATTGGCACCTTAATAAATTTACATTTGTTACTAAATTTGCTGAACTAATGCAAGATTCAAGAGAAAGTGCCTTAACTACTGTCTGCCCTAAATGTGGATCAATATTAGCCAGTTCAATTTTTTCGTCAGACAGCTTCACGATCAAAGATCTTTTCCTTATTTCAGGTAGACTTAATGAACTTATTTGAGACTAATCGTCTCTTGGCCGTGAAGCTGAACCAATCGATAACTGACCTTTATTCATTACCGTTATATGAATATTTAAGTTACGTTAAATTTTTAGTAAATGAATCTGGTGAATCAACCCAGCAAACTTTTGAAATTCAGACTGGACTTGATGACTAATACTCTCAAGTCCTTCTTTTTTTAATAAATAACTAAAAGAACTTAATTAAGTGAAATTAGATCAGCCTCCTAAATATAATTTAAAATACGAAACCTCAAGTTCGCGATACTCAATGGCAGTTCCGTCAAATTTGACAGAGCCAATGAAAACGGCTCCTCCTCAGAGTCGAATTGTTATTCGTGTTATTAATATTAAAACCGGCGAAATTGGTCCAACCGCCGATGCATCAGGATTAAGTTCAAACTTGGAAAAGGTATATGAATCTGCTCTAGCTAAGATAAAGGCTAAATTAGATGACCGAAATATTAAAGGCGTAATTTTACCAAGCTTTAATCAAATAAATGAAAATGAAGATATTGTATTAGATCCAAATAACCCGCCAGATGGAAGTATTATATCATCTGAGCTTGGTTCATTAACTCCAGCCTCTATTTTAGAAACTGCAATTGCTAAATCTACAAATAGTCGTAATATTCCAACTGGCGAAACGGTTTTATCAAAAGAGGCAGCAAAGCCTTCTTCTAATGCAGCCGCAACTACCAATATTAAACCGGCTAGAATTGAACAACCGGCTTTACCTAAATCTGAAGATACTGCTAAATTAACTTCGCCTGACCAAACTAGTGCAATTGCTGCAACTAGTGGAAATGTTGCAGCAATTGCTAGTGCTCCAGCCATTCAAGCCCAAGTACAGGCTCCATCAATTACAAATACTACAATTAATAATAATATTACAAATGCTAAATCTGAATCAGCAAATAACTCAAATAGTGTAGTAAATAAAAACGTATTAACTAACAAGTCTAAATCTGAAAAGAATACTAGTTCAACTTCTATATCTGAAAAAAATAAAAATTTAACAACTGTACCTGCTGATCCTGCAACTAAAATGCTTGAGACATTAATGGGAATACCTCAATCCGCAACTAAAAATGAAGTCTCAACAGTTAATCAAAAATTAACTAATTTAAGTTCTGTAAATAAAACAAAAGAGTCAATTAATTCTAAACTGCTTTCAAATGTACTTAAATCAACTGTAGATAGCAAGTCGTCTACTTCAACTTTAGAAGAAGAAGAGACAAAAAAAAATCAGGCAATGTTAAATACGTTAATGGGAATACCTAATGTACCTGAATCTACTGAAGTCAATAAAACTGATATTAGTAAAACCGATAATTCAGTTAATGTAAAATCTACTAAATTAGTTGAATCTTCTAGTGTAAAAAAAATGTTGGAACCAGATAAAACATTAGAAAAGAGTGTAGGTAAACTATCTAAAGATTTACCAGCTGCTGTAAATAACCTAAGTTCATCAGTTACTTCAATGAATCCGCAGACTAATACATCAAGCGCCGTAACAAATGAAGGAACCAAAATTGATCAAAGTTCTAAAACAACAATTAATCAAAATTCTGGACAAACTGGCCCACAAGAACA